CCCGTGGCGGTCTGGCGGGTGACGGCCCCGGCGAGCATCGTCAGCGGGTCGCTGGCTGCGGCGCGGTGGGCGCGAATACGACCGATATCGGTCTCGGAGTAGCCGAGCTGTTCCAGCGCGACATCCGAATCGGCGGGTAGCACCCCGGCCTGGATCTGCTTCATCACCGCATCGGTGGACTGCGCCCTGGACGGGGTCGATGGGTCGTGCCAGCGGATCGCCAGCCCCGCCAACTCCGGCGGAGCCTGCCGCAACCCCTCAACCAGCTGCACACCGGTCAGCAAGGCACGCCGCCACGCGGCACCGAACGCGGTGGCCGTGCGCTCCGCCTCGATGATCAGGTCCTCCTTCGACGCGAAGATCGCCTCGGCAGACGACGGATTGTCCTGCACGATCCCCAACGCGCCAACAGGCAGCTGGGTTTCGGCAGCGAACATCTCAGCCCACATCCGCATCTGATCAGAGTGCGGCTGCATCGACACCTGCGGGAACTGGCCGATCTTGATCTCGCTGCCCGTCTCGTCCGCGGCATCCGGGTACATCAGCATGCGGCCTGTTACCAGGCTCCATAGCGGCGACGGCGTGCCGTCGGGGTTTTCGAACGCGGACTGGTCCGCGCCGAGCATGTACCGCTGCGGCGCTGAGAAGAACTCGGCGCCCACCTCGGAGCGGGCAACCGTGCGCATCGCCGACTCGGTCAACGACATCACCGCCCGGGAGATCCGCGACGACCCGAACGGACGCATGGCGCGCCGCTTGTAGGTGACCGGTTCCAGCGGCACCCGCCCAAGATCGTGCTGCCACACCCGCGCAACCCACCGATAGCCTTCCAACACAATCTCCGCAGCGGACACCGGCGTCAGCAGCACATACCGGGTCGGGCTGCCGGACTTGTCGACACCGGCCACCACCAGCCCGGTCTCCAGCCCACGCCGGGCCTTGGACCATTCACCGGTCGCTGAGAACCCGTCATGCACCGTGAACACCACCGGCGGCTCCCCGCGAGACGAATCACCCAAGGTGGTCATGACAAACGCCGACGCATGGATCAACGCTGAAGTGGTCGCCTCATCAACCAGGCCGGCGAAGTCGTCAACCCCGCCGATCATCTCAGGGATCCCGAACGCGTCAAGGTCGCCGCCGGGAAGAGCGACACCGGCAACCCGCACCCGGGCGGCCAGCATATCGACAGCTTTCGCTGGCCACCCGACAACCGCCTCAAGATCACGCAGCATCGGAGGGATCGCGATCCGGAGATCACGGAAGGCGTGCTTCATGTCGTAGAAGTCGGCGCGTAGTTTGTTGCGCCGGTACTTGGTTTCAAGCTGGCCGATCAACTTCACCAGTTCGCTGTAGGCCTGGGCGCCGATCTGGGCCTTCACGTCGGGGATCACCACGACAACACCATCCCCTTCCGTGCGTTTGCTTCCCTGTCGCGGACCCGCCTCGATAGCACAGCCCACACCGCCAATGTCGCCGCGACGATCGGAGTGATGTCCGCATCGGCGGTCTTGCGGTTCCACGCCCACCGGTCACCGATCGAGCGTTTCCGGGCCGAGTTCAACGACCTGGTCAGCTGCACCTGATCGGTGTGCCGCAGCACCTCGTCCATGCACGCGTCGTAGAACCCGGCGCAGGCGTTCGCCATGTCATCGGTGTTCGCCGTCGTAACCCGCATGTGCACTCTCCGCAGCGCCGGGATCAGCGTCGCGGCCGGCGACTTCGCGTCGATCACCACCGTGGCGATCGGATTCAACCCACAGCGGGCAGCCAGCCAATCCACCAGCCAACTCACACCGGCACGCGACTCATACAACTCGACGTGCACCAAGTCGTCGGCACGCCAGCCCGCCAGCGCCACCGAAGCCACTTCGCGGTCCGGTGACACATCCACGCCCAACACCAGCTTGCGGACCGGTTTCGAGTCGGCGTCACCCAGCTCCCCCCAGATGCTGGGCTGGATCACCGCAGGCGTCGACAGATCGTCCCAGATGCCCAGCGCCTCACGGCGGAAGTGATCCTCAGTCAACAGCCGCCGCAACTTCCGGATCGCCCTCAGCGGCGTGCGCTTCGGATACGACGGGTTGGCCTGCCGCCACTGCGCCTTGTCGTCGGTCTCCGCGTCAGAGTCCGCACTGAACTCGATCCACGTGGCCAACTCCAGCAGCCGGCCAGCCTTCTCAGCCGACACCGCCTCACTGCGCTGATTCGACCAAACCTCCGAGTCGTCACTCGGCTTCGGAGGGGTACCCATCATGATCACTAACACCCCACCAGGGGCCTGGTTCTGCGTCGGAACCATGTCCGCCATCGCGGCCTCGGACAGGATCTGCGCCTCATCCAACACCAGGATGCGGACCTTCGACACACCACGCAGCGCGCCAGACTCACGCGCCGCCATCACGATCCGCGAACCGTTCCGGAAGTTGATCGAGCGCTCCTCAGCGCCCCGCTTCACACCAGCCCGCCCCGGTTTGATGTGCGGCTGCAACGCCGGCGTCTCCGCCAAAGCCGCGAGCTGAGTGAACGTCTCACGCATCACGAACCCGTGGTGCGCAGTCCAGGCGACCGTTGTGCCAGGCGTGATCAGGCACTCGGCGAACACGTTCACGGCGACGGTGTACGTCTTGCCCGACTGCCTCGGGATCGACATGCAGACCGTGTCGTTCGCCAGGCACCCATCAGCCGTCTGAGCCCAGAGGATCCGGGAGATGTCCACCTGCCACGGGTCGAGGCCCAACCCGAGCTTCTTCGCGACCGCGATTCTCCGCGGAGCACCAGTCGAGACGATCCCATCAGGGAGCACCAAACGCTTCGCCTCAGGTAGCAGGCCACGCCTCGTCGGGGGTTGCTGCCGCCTCGGCAATGCCATCGCCCTCCTCGGCTGCAATCACGCCATCAAGCTCGGCCGAGATGTCCAGCAAGCGACGCGACAGCGAGGCGAGATCGCGAGCGGGCACCCCCGCATCGATCTGGCCGGCGATGTTGTCCCGCAGGGCTTCGAGCAGTTCCCGGCGACCCTGCTTCGCGGCCTCACGAACGCCCACCAGACCACCCCCTGCCCTGTGGAAAACACTCTGAGAGAGAACGCGCCTATGCCGGAGCGGCGGAACAGGCCCCGGATCGGGGATTCCCCCAGGGGTTATTTCAGGGTGCCGCTGGTGCGGATGACCGGGTTTTCGGTTTTGTCGGATTTCTCGCGGTTGCAGGATCGGTGGGCGGGCTGTTTGTTCGCGAGGGTGTCGGTGCCTCCGCGGTTGAGGGGGACGATGTGGTCAACGACGAAGCTGCCGGGGTCGGTGTGGGGCAGTCGGTAGTCGATCGGTTGTCCACATAACGCGCAGGGTGGCTGGTTGCGGGCGATGACCGCACGGTGGCGGTCACGGGTGGTGGTGTCGCGCTGCACGGTTTACGCTCCTGTCACAGGTCGGGTCGCACGTGGAGCGGTTGGACGCCGAGAATCTCGACGAGTAGGCCCGGCCCGGGGTCGCTGGTTGCATGTGACCACCCTTGCGCATGCTGGACAGCCCGGGCCGGGCATAGTAACAGGCCCAACCAAGAAGAATCCTGGCTGGGCCTGTAAATCCGTGTGGTGGTCCCGTGCGCTGCGGTTACGGGTCCGGCCTGGCGTTTACAAGGCCACCAGCCACCACTGCCGGGTGGTGTGCACACCTGAATTTTGGGCGCGCTGAATACACCCATCCGAAGGGTAGCACATCACGTGCTGCTGGTGAGTGGTGTCGCGGCCGTGTCGATTTCGGCGGCGATACCCGGGTAGCGCAGGCTGATCACGTCCCAGGGCAGCCACCACAGTTGGCGGCCGTCGCGGCGGGCCGGGCTGATGCGGTGTTCGTGGTGCCACCGGTGGATTGTGCCGACGGGCATGTGCAGGGCTTCGGCCAGGCTGGTGGTGGGCATGGGTGGGCGCCGCCGCCATTGGTCGCGTAGTCTGCGGGGTCCGGGATGCCAGTGCCCGGCCTCGCAGAGCATCCAGTCGCCTGCCGCGGGGTGCATGCTCGCGCCACAGTCGGGGCAGCGGAATCGTCCGGGTGGGCTCATCCGTACGGCCTGTGCCAACTGCACGACCAGTTGGTGTACCTGCTCGGACACCCATGCCGTCTCGCATTCGTCGAGCCATGCCTGCGCGTCTGGCCACAGCCGGGCCAGCCAGCGTGCCTCGCTGGCGAGTGTCGGATCACCTCCGGGCTGGGGGTGCGCCGCCCGCACCCCGGCGGGCACAGCCTCCCAGCAGATACGCGAGCATTCGACCAGCAGACTCAGCGGGGCGCGAGGATCGTCTGAGACGCGACGAAACGGGTCGAGCCAAACCAACCCCCGGAGGCCACCCGGGATCGCGGGAGAATCGATCCTCGCGCGTCTGGCGGGCATTCCAGCCGGGTTCGGGGTACGCAGAGTCGCCGCCAGCTCGGCCACCAACGCTGGGATCGCCTGCAGCGCCTCCAGCACCGTCATCCGCGCCGGCAGCTCGGCGGGGTGCGCGGTGCGGCCGTGCCGCCACACCAGTTCACGGTCCCGGAGGTCCGCGGACCACCCACACAGCGGGCAAACCCACCGGTCCAGCCTCGTCGCGCCCATCACAACCCCCCGCCGATCCGGGCGATGGCGTTGCCGACGCGGACCGTTTCGGTGCGGCGTTCCGCGATGGCCCGGCGCGGCGGCGGGGGCTTGAGGGTCCCTGCGGCCG